CTGGCGACGCAAACGACACGGCGTAGTATCCGTTCAGCGCCGGGTTGGTGCTCGCTAGTATGGTGTTCAGAGTCGCTTGGGATGTGATCACCTGGTTGACGTTGTACCCATCGTAGTATATGATGTTACCGGTGAACCCATCTGGTATGCCGACAATACCTTTTGCGCTATTAAACACATTAATAGTGCAATTGGCGCCGGTACCTCCCGTGAAGCTGAAGGCGAACGGTTTGGTTTGCCGGTAGATGTTGAAGGTGAATGATGTTGTGAAGTTGGGGATGACGATCGTAGCAAGAGGAGATCCAGTCGCATCCAGGTTGTAGATATCGACCCAATTGGTCAGTGATGCATCGATCGTCATCAGAGACGTACCGCTGGTGATCCAGATACAGTTCTCGAAAGTATGTCTACCTAGATTGTTTGCAGCCAACACAACCGGAGTGCTGGCACCAGTCGATCTCGTGATGCCAACCTCCCTGTACCTGGTGTTGTTGGATCCCAGTGTCAGAGTAGTGCTGAACTGGCACTTGCCCGCCGCAGATGAATCGCAGCAAATAAGAGACAAGTTACTATTTGCTGATCCTATCGTCAGCGTCTCCGTGTAGTTGCTACCAGATGGAGCGATGTATGTGATGTGCGGATAGCTAGCGCCCACCAAGTCTTGTGTCACTGTCAGATACGGGAACGATGCTGTTCCGTTATTGTTGGTGTTGTTGCCGATGTTGGTGTCTACGTATCCCTGGAACACATCTCGCACAGGCAGTTTGGTCAATGCAGTTACGTACACCGTCGTGGCGCCGAACACCGCAGCAGGATTGACAATATTGAACTGGTATTGTATATTCTTTGCTACCGTTCCGTTCAACACGTTCAATACACCGCCGTTGATGTTCAGCTGTGCATACGTCGTCTGCGTTGTGATCGGTGTCCAAGCCCCGGAGTTGTTGTAGCATCGAGCCCAGCTTATAAGCTGTATCTGCCAGACGCCGTTGTCACCGCTGGTTTGGTTCTTGACCAACAGAAAGTCGCCGGCTGAAGGCGTGTATCCGTCGATGGTAGTCAGACCAGAGAACAGTGTGATATTTGATGTAGTTGCAAATTGAACCAGAGGTAGTGTTGGTGTGTTCAACAGCTGAGTAGTGACATAGCTCTGCATCTGATTGGACGTGGGAACAGTGGCATTCGTTCCATCGTTGCCGAACGTCTTCCCCGAGTCCGTTGTCTGTCCCGATCCGTTCAGAGTAGCAATATCTCCTGCTACAGCGCCGGCTACCGCCGTTTGCACCGTGACACCGGCGCTTGTAACACCGTTCACAGTAGACGTTAGAGTGCTACCAGTTAGCGTCAGTACGTTCGAGTTGATGATGTTAGCAGCTGCAGATGTCACACCGTTCACAGTCGCTGTCAACGCATTTGCAGCAGAAGATAGACTGATACTGTTCACGATATTGACAGCGGTCGATGCAACACCGTTGACCGTTGACGTCAGCAGGTTTGCGCTACTTGTCAGAACATTAGTGTTTATCATTGCTACCGTCGCCGATGCGATGCCGTTTACAGTTGCCAGAAGTGTGTTTGCAGATGAAGTCAAACTGATACTATTGATGATGTTCACCGCTGTCGATGCGACTCCGTTCACCGTCGACGTTAGCAGGTTCGCGCTGGAACTCAGTACGTTTGAGTTGATGATATTGACCGCTGTAGATGCGACGCCGTTGACCGTTGATGTCAATGCATTCGTAGCAGAAGATAGAACATTAGTGTTTATTATTGCTACCGTCGCAGATGCAACTCCGTTAACGGTCGCCAGGAGTGTGTTCGCAGAGGAAGTCAAACTGATGCTGTTCACGATATTGGCAGCGGCCGATGCAACTCCGTTCACCGTCGACGTCATCGCATTTGCAGCAGAAGATAATACATTACTGTTGATGATGTTGACTGCGGTCGATGCGACTCCGTTTACTGTCGCAGTCAACGCATTTGCGCTGGAACTCAAACTGATGCTGTTGATGATGTTCACTGCTGCCGATGCCACACCGTTGACCGTCGATGTCAACGCATTTGCAGCAGAAGATAATACATTCGTATTGATGATGCTCGCAGTGGCAGCGACTCCGTTCACTGTTGACGTCATCGTGTTCACTAGACTGCTCAGCATATTGGTTATAGTGATCGTGATGGTAGCCCAGGTGGTATTAGTTCCGTCTGTCTGCAATACCTTGCCGTTCTGCCCCGTCTGTGATGGCAGCAGTGCATTCAGAGCCGCATTCGCCGTCGTCTGACCCGTTCCACCGTTAGCAATAGAGATGGGATACTGAGCAGTGATGGCAGTGTCTACGTAGTTCTTATTTGCTGCTGATGTACCCGCTGCTGGGGCGTCCGTCAGCGTAATCAGATCTCCGGTTGGGATGGTGATGTTGCCGCTCATCGTACCGCCAGCTAGCGGAAGGAACGGACCGCCAGTTGGGATCAGCGAGTTGACCTTGGAGCTCGTCCACAGCACACTAGTAGCTGGAGGCGCGGCATCGTTGATGGTGACACCCGAGTCGATTGTCTGCCCTTGGTCAGCACCGGATCCGAACACTGCGACATCGCCCGCTACAGCCGATGGTTGCTTAGCTTGTCCGCTGCTAGCAGCCGCAGAGATACCAGAGTCTAGCACCGTACCGTCGGGTCCGAACATGAGGATATTACCTATAGTGCCTTTGATTTTATCCATTTTCCCATCAAGGGGATTGTCGATTGAGAAGGACATTTATTTGTAATGATCAATCGCAATCAGCAATAACAATAACTATTCCTCTTTGCTGATGTAGACGCACCGCGCCGATGCACCGCACAGATGCACTAGTTGCAAAGAAATTGAATAGTTAATAGTATATCTGCAACAAATAAATGCCGAACCATCCTAGAAGTAAGCAGATATCGAAGCAGTTGTCCTCGATACTTAGGCATAATGCACCTAAGTACAACATCTGCATCTACGATGGCGGGTTCATAAACGTCGAAGATATACTCAACCTGCCGCAGTTCAAAAGACTGAGAGCAACTGTTGATGACATCATGGAAGAGGTAGATACTAATGACAAACAGCGGTTTGCTCTCCGATACCTCGATGATGTGCTGCAAATAAGAGCCAACCAGGGTCACACATTCTACGTGCCAAGTGAAGAGCTGTTCGTCAAACTAGATCGCAATACGATCCCAGTAGTAGTCGTGCACGGAACAACTAGAGCCGCGCTGAAGCTCATCATGCAGACGGGTCTCAGCAGAATGAAACGAACACACATCCACTTCTGCCCAGGGCTTCCGGGCTGCGGTCAGATCATCTCTGGCTTCAAAGCCAATTCGACGGTAGGCATCATTATCGATACCGATGCAGCCATGCGAGACGGGATACCGTTCTACATGTCATCTAACAACGTCGTACTATCACCCGGTAATGCTAATGGTATAATTGAGCCTAAGTATTTCAAAGAGATAGTATCTCTGCAGAAGCAATAAAATTGAATTATCTGCATCTACAATAAATGAGTACACGTTCGCGCAAGCGTTCATCCAGACGATCTACCAGGAGATCCAGCAGACGACGATCCAGCAAACGATCCAGCAGACGACGATCCAGCAGACGATCCAGCAGACAACGATCCAGCAGACGACGATCTAGCGGCATGGAAACAGAGTCATACACCACATTTATACGAGAGTTCAGCGAGGCTCTTGAGTCTCTCTGTCCTACTTGCAAACAAGCATATGAGGCAGGATGGCAAACAGTTTATTGTGGTACATGCGACAGAGCCACACTAAGAGACAGAGTCAAGGCATTTGTTGAACTGAATGCTCCGCCACGCAAACCCGGTGAACGGCTCATTCCGATAGACGAGATCATACCTGCATATCTTCGCAATTGAACATTATTTGAAACATAACATATTAGTGTTATGTCTAGAAACCAATTATTGACCATCGATGTCAGCTATGGCTGAACTGAGGCATTAACAACATCGGTATAAATAGTCATATATCTTTGCAATACAGCAATAAAATTGAAGTCTAATTATCCTCTGCAGAAGAATATACGGACATACGATGTCTACTTATATGTCTTATGCAAGTGTTGTGGGTGGCAATAAGACCCCGCCGCCCAAAACCATCGTGCATACCATCGCCGATGAACTACCAACTGATGTCGAACCGATCGCTGCCACACCGATCGCAGATGAAGCCGATGGCTTCACAACTCGGAAACGCAAGCCCAAGAAGCAACCCAAACAGGTGCTCGAAGTGGGTTTCCACTTCCAACCGATCGCTGCAGAGGTTCCCAAACCGGCGCCGATGCCCAAACCGGCGCCCAAGTCTGCTCCAAGACCGGCGCCAACTCCGCAGACCTACTACAAGACGCGCATGTGCAAGTTCGGAAACCAGTGCTTCCGCAACCAAAATGGAACCTGTACCTTCGCACACTCAAAGAAGGAACTAGTACCTCTTTTGTGCAGATTCGGAGCTGACTGTCGCAGATCAACATGCACATTTGAACATCCTGATCCGACTGATCCGCCCATCATCGATGCATACGCCCCATGCAAGTGGGGAGTTGGCTGCAATCGTTATCCAGACTGCAAATATGGACATCCAGATAACATCGATGAGATCCAATGGAATGGTCGTTGAGAATTGTGGTGGAGCATGGTAGATCACTAGTGCTTACTTATCCTGTATAAATTTAATTACTAGGTAGTTAAATTTAATAAATGAACACACGCTTTGGCCTAGCATGTGTCAACTATCGCTACGTGGCATACCCCAACTGGATCCGATCGTGCATCAAACACATATCTCCATTTATTCTGCAGAGAAGATATACAGTATTTGATGCGTACGCCGGTAGCGGCGCAATCTCAATCCAGTTTGCCAAACTACCGTACGTCAAGAAGGTGATAGCCACCGAACGCGACGTACCATCATACCAATGCCTAGTGCATAATACCGCACAGTTCCCCAAGATCAAACCATACAACATCGACTCGCTAACGTATAGAGGCAGATGCGATATCCTGGTGCTAGATCCACCGTGGCAAGATATGAAGTACCTTCCAATAGATGAGATATATGCCTGGGATCCGTACATCGACAAGCATCAGCCGCAAATAATAATCATCAATGCGCCTGTACGGAATGCAGAGCTGCCGGTCTTCTACGGATACGATCGCATTCAGGACTTCTGTTACGCGCCCAAGAAGCCACGGAAGAGGGTATGCTCTGTTCTCATATATGTTAAAAATTGAAGGAATATCTATTTTCTTTGCAGAGTATGTGATCAGCAAAGATGATCGACACGCTGCTTCTTATTGCGATGCTCGTGTGCATCAAGAGATCTGGCATCAAAACATCCACCATATGCAACATTATCATACTTGGATTGATCCTGGAACAGTGCTACATCTACCTTCCCGATGTGTTGATGCTACTGAACTCGAAGATCAGCATTCGTATAATAGTCAGATCATAAAATTGAAGTGAATATCTATTTCTCTGCAAAAGTATGTGATCCCAGATCAGCAAAGATGATAATCGAAATCCTCCTCCTGTGGATTGTTTACAAGAAGCAACTTGCCAATAAACAACCGACCGGACTTGACATACTCTGGACTGGACTACTTATACGTGTATGCTTCTTCAACATGGTATATGTAATCATCATGATATACTCGGAACAGTTTGTTGACTATGTGCCTACCTGCTTTCCAGGAGAACAACTGTGTTGGAACCTCATATGGCAACATCCGATACTGATGTATGTTACACGATGTGTATGTGCTGAATACCGATGGATGTAAACACATGCTGATCCCTCCCACCAATCCCTTCCCAAATTCCCTTCCCATGGATGCACAACTCTGCCTCCCCGCGGCGCATCTGGATTTAAACCAAAGAGTACTAGTGCATATGACACGCACGTCAATGCAATATAATGCCAATACTATGACACATTGGCATGTCAATGCACTACATCTAACACGCGCGTCAACGTAACGCCAATGCCGACACATTGGCGTGTTAGTGCAGTGGATTTGAATGTCCATTCAAATCTTTAATAAATGATCATCAACAACCGCGAGTTCCCCATCTACGAGCTAGACACTACAGACACGATCTTGCAGCGGATAGCAGCAAACAATAACACTCTCCCCAAGTATCTCTTTGCAGCTATCGATGGCCAATACGTTCCTGCATCCGAGGTCGTGTTCGACAGCACCACCCGCCTGACCATCGTCGATATGCTGACGGATCTCGGCAACAGACTGCCGACCTTGACCGTGAGCGCATTCATCCGCCAGTATGGAACGTCGGATGAAGACTACATCATCTGGTACATCATCTTCAGCCTTGAGATCGCCGACACACCAGAGATATCTACCGCCTTGGAGCTGCAGCTGTTGACTGCCGGGTACACGAAGGCATTCATATCGGGTGTAGCTGGCCGGATCCCGGCGTTCATGTTCACGTTCAATAATGAGGTAGCTGCAAACAAGAAGCGATCAGCAGAGAATACCAAGTACTTCATCAAGATGGATAACGTCACCACCAGTTTGACGAACACCAAGTTCGACATCGAGCAGATCAAGTTCTCCTTCATCATCTCTCTGCAGAATAACATCACGCTGCTGTCACTGCTCAACATCGCCAGGATCGACCAGGTGCTGCATATCGGAACATCCACCGTCAAAGTGCTGTACATCAATGTGCAAGATTATTATAAGACCAATAATAATGTAAGTGACAATCCCAACCAAAGCATCAATATCCAGGACCTGTACGACAAGTACGCAGACGAGTTGAATGCGCTGGACGTGTCCGAGCATCTGAATCTGGTGCTGCTGTACACGGAGAAACGGAAGCGCAAAGACCGAGTCTCGTTCATTAATGCGACGTGCATCCCGAATAACGCTGCGTACGAGGTCGACGAGCTCATCGTGGAGTTTGCAATAGATACCAATATATCCGATTATCAATCACTGAAGCTATCCATTCAGAACTTTATAAAGAACATCTTCTTCACTACCACCGAGATACACGCCATCCGCGACTACGATACGGACAAGGTCAAGGGATCGTACAGCATTGAGAACGTCAGCATAAACAAATACGTCTTCCTGGATATGATCTTCAACAGCGAATACTTTACATCGCTCTACACCGATGAACGGAACAAGGTCACTAAGAAGTCAGCTGGGATATACTGCTACTACACTAACGTGCGAACAGGATTGGTGATCTTCAGCATCATGAACGAGCATCCGCATGTGAAGGTACGCATCGTCCGCATAAACAATATAGAAGATATTCCATTCTTCCAAGTGCAACTGAACAAACTGTTGAGTATCTATTTTGCTGATGAGAAGGCAGTGTTGGATGCATACACCAAATATGTCACTGTTCCGTTCGACACTCCCAAATCTGCATTCAAAGGAAAGCGGTTCAGTCTGAATGAGAAGATCCCAGAACTATTTCTGCCACTATACAGCCGAAAGTGCGCCAACATCCCCAGGATCGTGACAGATGAAGAGGTGAAGGATGGCTTCCAAACGATGAGGTATCCGCTGTACCAGGAGGGCGGGCTGGAGCCGAGCATATATACGTGCGACCATCATCCTCAGTACCCGTATCCGGGGCTGAGAACCAACACACTCGAGAACGCAGGTACGTTCCCGTATCTTCCTTGCTGCTATGAGAAGGACCAGTTGGCAAAAGATAAGTCCAACTACAATATGTATCTGTCTGGTCAGACGCAGGAAGCGATACCGAGGGGCAATAATGTTCTGTACAAGACGATCCGTATCATACCCAATGGCACGCTGGGCATTCTCCCTCTGAACATCAAGAAGAGTTTGATGAACAGCACCGATTACTACAGATACGGTATCACTTCATCTGCAGACTCGATCATCCAATGCATTGCCAGAGCGAAGCCCTCCGCGCTTGACGTGAAGCTTAGCAGAAGAGACATGCTACCATACATCAATCTCGGGCGACAAGAGCTGTGGGAGTATACAACTGATGACATCATCCATTGGCTAGACTCACATGCATATGTAGATCCAAAGGCATTTGTCGCAATACTGGAAGAATGCTTTGATGTGTCTATCTTCCTATTTGAACGGTCTGTAGGCAAATGTACGTATGCAAACGGAAAGATGGCATACGAGTTCATCTCCGACAGCGATCGGGTGGAGTCGATGGATGGACAGCTGGTCGCTCCATATCATTCTCCGTATGGATCGTATTGCATCCGACCACTCCGGAGCAGATCGATCATCATATACACGCATTTTGGGATCGGCAGCGGAGACACGTCCAAACATCCTCAATGCGAGACGATCGTTCGGTCAGTCGACAATAAAATTGAACAATTGTTCGACTCCAACTCCGATATCATCCGCCACCTGTACGACCTGTACGTGAGCATGTACACCAATCCAGTCCTTCTGCAGAAGAATATCCAAAGCTGTGCCACTAGCGCTGATGGCACTAAGCTGTACAATCCGATCGGATGCATCCTAGCCGACATGCATCTGGTATCGCAGCGAATTGATGCAAGCGGGAAGCTCCGAGCAGTTACTGTTGCATGGAACAACAATCACTATAATATCTATTGCAACCCATCGCATCCGATGAACCTGCCCATCGCAGATGACACCTCGAATGCGCCTGGCTCAGATCTGGTGTCCCACTTCAACATGACCGTCCAGTCAGATGGTATCATGCTGTATGATGGCACATCCAAATGCAAGTGGACCACTCACTACGCGATATTGCAGGTAGACGAGAACCATATTATCGTTGACCTTATGAACTATACTTCTTCTTTGCAAGAAAGGATTATATTCAGCCAGTACCTCGACACGTTTCGAATAGCCAAGGTGTTCTTCGAATACGTGCTGTATAACGCGATCGGCGCATCTGATCTCGACGCATGGGCGCATGACAATTGCGTTATTGACACGACGTTCCGGTACGACAGCGCGCTGTTCGGATTGATACAGATACCGTACTTCAGCGTGTTCGACTCGATCTTCAGAGTGAAGGGTAAGATCGTGTTCAACAGTTCTATCTTATTTGCAAAGATAATGTACAATATCCGTCGCATCCGCGCGATGAAGGCACCCAAACTCGCATATACCATCTCCAAATCCTTCTTGCTGTATACAGCCGACTTCTACACCGACGCCAGTTTCACCATCGTGTATGGTCACGCCAATTGGATGCGGTATGTAGCAAATAAGAAACAGGGCGAAACGTTCAAGAACATGCTGGCGTACTCAGATGATCCAGTCTTCTTCACTGATGTTAGTGTGTACAACGGAAAGATCTTCTCTGCTATATGCTACACTGACATCGAGGACATCCGGAATAACGTACTGTATCCTGCCTCCAATCTCAAATCTGCAGTGCTCGAATCGACTCCCGGAGAAGCGTTTGTGTACATAGATGGCTACACCAGATACGATATTGACTACCCATGCAGAGTAGTAGCATTCAAAATAGATACTGGACCAGTGTATATGCAACTCTCATCGTTCAACGACACCAAACCATCAAGTAGCATGGAGGTTGGTGCATCGATCGCACGGCAAGTGATATACACGGACGGTGCATGTTCCAACAACGGGAAGCCGAATGCCAAGGCTGGCATCGGCGTGTATTGGGGCAAGGACGATCCCAGGAACGTGTCGCAGGGACTAGATGGTGCGCAGACCAACAACCGCGCGGAGATACATGCCGCTATCGTTGCGATCAATCAAGCCAAACGACTAGGCCTCTCAGCAATAGAGATACGTACAGACAGCCAGCTGCTCATCAATGCCATCACGAAATGGATACCCAATTGGATGCAGAACGACTGGAAGGCCGCAAACAAGAAACCAGTTGCCAATAAGAATGATTGGTCTCTGCTGCTCAGTGCGGCTGAGGGCATGGACATCATGTGGACATACGTCAAGGCGCACAGCGGTATCGAAGGCAACGAAGGCGCAGATGCACTCGCCGTATTGGCAACACAGTAATTTGAATAACGTTATTCAAATTTGCGCACTAACACCTTATTGTGTATACCGGATTGGCATCTGGCTTGACGTCTAGTAGTCTCTGTAGCTTCTTATCATTCAACATAATTGCTATCTCTGCTACTGAACCACCTTCATTAGTTTGTATATTAGCGTCAGCACCAGCATCTTTCAGCATCTTGAATATCTTCATATTGTGACTATAGAGAGTAGCATATAGTGCAGTCTTACCTTCTATATCTTGCAGATTGACATTAGCACCAGCATCTAACAGTAGTTTGACTATAGTTGGTTTATTTGCCATTACAGCATTAAGTAGTACAGTATTACCATTGGTGGCTTGTACGTTGACATCAGCACCAGCAGCTAACAACATCTTAATACAGCGCGGTGTATTTGCAGCTA